GCTGTTTAACATCTAGCATTTCAACACCCTGTTCTGCCATTTGGTCAAGTGAAGTTCTAGCTTCAAGTGATTGTAGAGCTTTTTCAACAAACTTAATAAATGCGTTCTGTATAGATTTCTGGTTTTGTAGAAAGTCATCAGTAAGCATAATCTTTCGTAATGTAAGAACAAACTCTTTGGTGCAGTCTTTTGGATCCTCTGGCTTCTCACCATTTTTAACCATAGTCCAAGCCATGTAAGCTTTAGTCTGGTCAATTTCTTCTAATGCGTCACGAGCAAGAGTCATTGGGTCGCTCTTGAACTTAGCCCAGTTATCGTATAGCTTCTGTGGTGTTTGTAAATGTAGCAATCGGTATACGTCAAGTGGAGCTAGTAATCCGTCCTTAGAAAGGTTCATAGCAATAATCTCTTCACGTTGCTTGTCTAGTGGTGGAGTAGAACCAGCTTTTACTGCGACTGCGATTCCGTCTTCAAATAAGTATCTGTTAGCTACTAAATGGTCGTAATTTCCGTCACCACCGTTATAAATAAAGTAGTGGTCTTTGTTGTACCAAACTACCATCATCTGAGTTAGGTAGTTGTAATACATGGTAGAGAATCGGTCTATTGCTCGTACGTATAGGTCTTGTCGTCCTGAAGCTTGGTTCTTCTTTAAGATAGTTTGTCCAAGTGTGTTCTTCTCGTTATCGGGTGAGTCAATACCAGAAAAGTCTACAGGAGCACCCATTAAGTTAGCTACCTGAGTTCGTAGGTCAATCTTATCTTGGTATAGGAACTGTGGAACAACTGGAGGTGGTACTTGGTAAACCATGTCTTGTGTAGATTTTCCAAGAGTCTTAATAATAAGTCGTTGATTAGGGTCACCAGTAAGGTTCTGTAAGTCGTCTTTAGATAGTCCAGAGTCGCTAGAAACTACTAGAAGTCCGTTAGCTTTGTCGGCTACTTCCATTAGTTGTCGTCCACGCTTGTTCAATACGCTCTGTAGTGGCTGTGCCTGTTCAATAGCTGATGTAATGTCAATCCAGTGAGTACCATCGTTGTCAAAGTTAAGTGCAATATAAGGTTTAACTGGCATATCAAAGAAATTTCTCTTCTTATCTGAGTAAATGTAGTGTGGATTCTTGGTTTTTTCCAAAATTACGTCTGCAAAATAGTAAACTAAAGCTTCGTGTGGTTCATATTTCTTGTCATAGTAGGTAATGTAGGTTTCATGAACGGCTACAATCTCTTCTCTTTGCTTGTAAGTGCCTCTTTTAATGCCTGCAGCGTTGTAAATCTCTTCTTTTTTCTCTGGCCAGCGGTGACACATCTCGTTAATGGACATTTTTAGTGTCATATCGATAAATGCTGGGTTTTCGCCCTGTCTAGCGTTCTTATCTATCACAACGTGTTCAGGATTTACAGCTATTGGTATAATTTCACCGTCTTTTCCATAATCTGGGTCGAATTCAAACTTTATTAGTCCAATTCTCTTATTTAGAGCGTTTCGAACTACGTTTTCCATAATTCTACCCAAATTCATCTTCTGTGAGTGAGCCATGTGTATTTTTTCAAGGTCTAAAGCGAATTGTCGTGACATTGGGGTGTCTTTAGCTGGCATAACTTCAGATTGTGGTTCTCTTGCAGTCAAGTAAGCCATAATAGCTTGTTCTGCTATGTATACTTGGTTCTCAATGTAGGGCATTTGGAATCTGTAAAGCGATCTAACGTCTGTCTGCTTACCTAAGTAAACTCGTTCGTTATCTCCACGTACCTTGGCTAAGTTGAAACCGTCTGGTGTATCCCAGTAGTCTTTTGAGTCTTGCACTCGGTTCTGAATGTTCTTAATAAGTTGTTCGTCATCAAGGTTAAGTGATAAAGAGGGTACAGTATCAATAACGTCTGACTGTCCTTGATAATTGTCTACCTTAATGTCGTTTAGCGGTTTAGCTACTTGTTCTCTGTCCCAAACTGTGCTCATATTGTCCTTAAATTAAAAAAGCCCGTCAGGGCTGTGCTTTATTTGCCTATAAATTGTATTATACATTATTTTTTCTTTTTTATCGAATTTGAATTTTTCTTGAGGTGGAAATGATTTCGGCAGAGTATTTGTGAGTATTCTCCACCAATTCCTGGTATTACGTATTTGCCTGGTTTCCTGCAATTCCCAAAGGTGCATTTTTTAAGCAAATCTAGCTCGTTCATTGGAATAGCACCTGGTATTTAGTAGTACAATCTTTGCACTTGTATTCTATGTAGTGTGATGATGGACCATAAGCTTTATCATCCGACACCCCACCATTAGAAATGACAAAGTGATTACCCGAAGCTCTGAATAACGGCTTGCGGCAATTTAAACAAAAAATAATGTTTACTTCTCTTTTAGGTAATAAGTTGTGATATACGTACATTGTTATAATCATTGATAGCGTTCCTCCTCTAAGTGTCGCTGCATTACTTCACTAATATCTATGTGGAAAGCTTCTGCTGTTCCATCTTCTTTTACGTAAAAAGACTTCTTTTCTTCTAGCTTAATGCCAGATGTTACAAGTCCTACGGTACCTCCTGAGCTACGTGCGTATGTTTCCATAGCGTACCTAAGAGCATCTAATAAGTGATCGTTACCTCCTTCTGGTTTGTTTATAATTTTATCGTCTTTGTCAGTTTGCCATAAGTAGTTTCGATATTCCTTGAGCAAATTAACGCTCCGCTTAGTAAGAGAGATACGTTGGTCTTGTATATATTGGATTCCTTGTAAGATAGACCCTGCACCCTTCTGTGCTGGAAGAACGTTCAGTCCGTACAATTTGAGCTCGTCTATGGATTTGGGTTCGGCTGAATCCGCTATTATGAGAGTCTCTGGATCTGATGACGCATTTAAAAAGTCTGCTATTTCTTTATTGGAAACACCCTTACGGTACATCTTCTCATCTAATATGAATCCTCCGTTATAGTAATACACGTCAATAATCGCAGTAGGGTCGTTAGAGTACCCAAAGTCTAATCCTCTACGCTCAAGCCTTGCCTCGTGAGGTATAGAGTCAAGTACAACCCAATCCTTGTATATACGAGATTCTACTTCACCTAGCTGTCCTAGTCCATATACAAGCCACCAGTTCTTATTGTGTTTGTGTGATTCAATATCGTCTACAATTGATTTATCTAGAGCTTCGTTATCTTTATACGTGAGAGTTATGAAGTCGCACTTGTAATGTGGCATTATCTCTGTATACCACCAGAATTCATTAGTAGGGTTCCAGTCTAACCAAATTGTCTTTCTAGTACGTATACGCAGTTGGTCGAACTCTTCATACCCAATATTGTTTGCCTCGTTCATAAATAAGATGTCACGCCTAGGTCCTCGTACTTTACCTGGTTGGTCAGCTGAGAAAAACTCTATACGACTTTTATTAGGAAACACATAGGTAAAATCAGTCTTAGACCATTCATCATCTTTAAAGTACCCAGTATCTTCCATTATCATAAGAAAGTCTCTCATAGCACCTCTACGTAAGTGAGGAAAAGATTCTGATACTACTGAGATAAGAATATTAGGATTAGTTTGTGCTTGGTCTATAAGTATCTGAAGTATTGAGATTGTCTTACCTGCTGATGTACCACCTGCTACTCCTCGTATTCTATTTGTTAGCTTAAGCAGTTTAATGGTGGAGGTTGTCTTGGTGAAGCTCATAAATTATCTCCAAACCCAAAAGACGACTTATCTTTGCTTCCATTTTCAGGGGTAGGGGTATAGTAGGCAAGATACTTGACAACTTGACAAGGGGGGCTATTCAACACGTTATATAAAGCCGTATTTTTTGACACCATAACAGGGGTAGATAAAATACTTATTATAACATCATAAACAGGGGTAGGGCATAATACTTCGTACAATATATGTTTTACGACGTTATGTTTTAAGAGTTTAGATGTATACATAATCAATCTATATCAATAACCTTCGTATCGTCTTTTAATGGTGTGTTGGATAGTCCTGATAGTATTGGTGTTATTGTTATGTTATTGTCTATCTGTTTACTATCCTTATAGTTATATTTATTTTTAAGTAAAAATATACTCATAGTGGTATTAATCTTATTATTCAACGCCCCTGATACCAACCTATTTTCTAGCATACTTTCAATGCGTGTCATTGTTTCTAGCGTGTCGGTGTCATCAGTCATTTGTTTAAACCTTGACCATTGAACCGAAGGTATCCCCCGTGATCCTAGTGGTTGAGTTAAGAAGTAAATATCATCATTTTCCAGAACTTCCGTTTCAATACTTTTAATTATTAGATTAATCTTATCCGGTGTATATCTATTGTAGATCTTAACATCTTTCATATACTTACATTATATCACTATGAGTTATACACATATTCTAATCTGTTATTTATTGTTGTTGTTGTAATAAAGTATTAAGGGTATAGACAATATATATATAATTTAGTATTGTAGATGTATAACATTAAACACGCTTTAAGGGGGCGTACATAATGAAGACAATTGAAGTAAAGCAAGTAAGTACAACTAGCGATTATCTAGTTTATACAGATTATATAACTAATGATATTAAGATTATTTTATATTAATATGAAAGATTACATATATTCATTAATCTTATCGGTAGTAGTATTATTACCGTTTATCTATCAACTAATAAAAGCAACTAATTAAGGGGGCGTAATGAAAATGACAAAAGTGAATATATATTCAGTGCCTAGTGGGACTTTATTGTATAAAGATATAAAGTGGCAAGATGTTAAATACATCTCTGACAATTATTATTTAAAAACATTGAGTTTTAGTAATCGCGAAACTATAGTAAAGGCAATACGCCTATTTTATAACCGAACAGGTGAACAGGTGGGCGAACTTACATCAGGTTATAGTGCTAAAAGCGCACCCGAACTACTTAAACAGTATGATTGGTTAAGATAAATAACATAAGAAAGGTTATAAGATGACAAGCGAAACTATAACATATCAAGAACTAGCAAAGCGATTAGATAGCGTTTTCTTATTCAACAAAGCACCTGAATTGGATCCTGAATTATATTATGAGGGTCTAGTTAATGGGTCATTATGGGAAAGCGATGACGAAACAGACGAAAACGTAAAGGATATATTTCAATGGTATTTAATTAGTCCTAATGACGCCGATTACCTTAAAGGACACACAGACGAACTTATATTCTATTCTAACGTATTAGACGAGTATTTATGGGGTATAACACACATTGGGGCTTCTTGGGACGACGTTTATTTAGATTTTAAGGACTAATATGGTATTAGATACAGAAAAGTTTATATCAGATATTTTTGGGGGCGTGTTAAAAGATTACGCCCTTAAGATATCAGGCGTTAAAGTGCTTAATCTATCGGCGTATATTATAGATCATCAGAAAAAAACCGATATCTATGATTACATAAACAAAGACATCGGACTATTGTATTACGTTAAAGAAAAAACTTTTGAGATTAACGATTATTACAATTACACGCCTGATGATGTTTTTGACGCTATAAAAGATATGGCGATTATATTAAAACTTAACTATAAGGGGTAGCAAATGCTAAAAGAACTAACAAACAATGAACTATTAGAAAAGGGATCGCAATTAATTGATGATTTAGTCGCAACGCTAAAAGATGATGATTTAATCAAGTTTGGAAAGTTTATCGATATTCAAATTGAACTATTAGAAAGGGGGGCAATCTAAAAGGTTTTACTAATTAATAAGAAAGGTTATTTAAATGGTATTAGAACAATTAGAATTAGAACAATTAATCGAAATAGCAAAAGAAAAAGTATCGCCTGAAATGTATTACCACTTTGTGGACGGTGTCGAAAATGTCGAAAAGCAAGATCTAATTAATTTTATTAAATGCGATGGAAATTATGTTTTAATGAGCGTGCTTATGCTGGCTGAAATGTACAAGGCGCAAGATATACCCTATAACGAATTAGAAGAAATATTAAACTTACATAACATAGAATTGGAGAATTAAAATGAACCTATTTTTAATAGTATACGAGAGAGATGAGAGTTGCGACTGGTTTTTTACTACGTCAGAATCAGATTACTTACCGGAGGACAAAATGGTTCGCAAACTAATAGCGAAAAATTACGATATACCTCTTAAAGACTTCGATGATTACATTAATGACTACTGGATTAATAGAATATCAGAGGTAGACAATTATAAAATTAAACTAGTAAAGGGGTAATTAAAATGAATTTATATGATAATAAAGATTGGTATTATATGCTGGCTTTTACTAAAAGTGCAGGCTTTGGTTCTTATAGCCGAGTAGTCTTTGCAGAAAACAAAAAAACAGCACGAAAAAAAGTCGATGAATGGTGTAAAAAGAATAATGCCGAGCTAAGTTTATTAATGAAAAATAATTACATTGTTAAAAGCCAAGTGCTTGTTAATTCAGGACATTACATAAAATAATTACAATGGCAATTAAAAAGCATTACAGCATAGATTTTAATCAGAATGAATTAGCACAATTAAGAGTTTTAATAGCTAATCAACTAGATAATAAACAAAGTAAAGTTTTAACTAAGATATGGAGTAAATTAATATGAAAGAAGTAATACGAAATCAATCAATTTTATTTAAGATAGATACTATGTTAAATGATTTAATTCACGATTTATCACCTGTAATAGACATTGATAAATATACAAAAGATATACATGCAGAAAATTCTTGCGTAAGTGAATCATTCCAAAATGTCAGAAAATACATATTTGATAATTTCATTAAAGAAGAAAATAAATTAATAGAGGAACTTTAAGGGTAAATATGAAAACATATAGCGTTATTGATTTACAACAAGGTAGTTTTATGGGAGATACTTGGGATCACCCTGACAATTTAAACAGTTTAAGGGGTAGGTTTTGGGCGTTAGATGACGCACGGACAACTAAATATAAATACTTTACGGCTGACTACATAAGAGAAGTTTGGTTAGTAGAGTTTGAATTAAGAGGTAAATAATATGTTTGCTTTTTGGGCTGGACTTGTAGTAGGTTTGATGTTTGCCGACTATATAAACTTACGATTAAATACAATATTGGGTCAGAGAGTGCTTAAAAACTCTCAGACGCTAAAAAACTATGGGCTAGATAAGTATAAAATGTTTTATGAGGATATAAGAGAGAGGAGATCTAAATAATGGTAGATATGGAAATGATGTGCGAATTAGCAAGTGCTATTGTAGAACGACAATGGCATAAAAACAACTTAAGTGATCATAGTTTTACTGCTAGTAATGGAGACGTTGTTTATAAAGAAGAAGTGCAAGACGAGTTTGGCGAAGTGCTGGACATAATAGACGATATATTAAATGGAGACATCTAAATGAAAAGATTACAATACCTATTAGATAAATTAGAAGTAGCAGGGCTAGATAAAGAAGAACGCTACGAATTAAATGAACTATTAAATTAAAAAGGAGTGGGAAATGGAATTAGAGAACATAACATTAGATGAGTTAATAGAATACTTAGACGAGATAGACAGTTTAGATCTAACTAGTCTTAAAGATGAAATCTGGGACTTATACTATAAATTAGTAGAGGAAGACGAGATTATAGATAGCGATTATCTATGTATGTTGGAATATATAAGTTATGAATTAGGAAAGAGAGGAGATTAATATGCCCTATAAAAAAGGTACTCACGCTATTGTTTTAGTAGAAAAGTCTTACCACGAGAAACTAAAAGAATATGCTAAAAGAAATAAGAGAACTATACAGGCTTCACTTCAAATAATAATTGATAGACACTGTCTGTGATAAAATATATTAAAGCCCTCTGTTCCTCCATTAGGGGGCTTTTCTAGTTCTAAAAAGTCTGTAGATACTATCCTTGTCCTTAGAGTATAGATTTAGGCTGGTAGTGTTTTTAATTAAGAGCAAAATAAATTATAAAAGTTCGTAGATAGCATTAAACTAGGGCTTATATGACAAGTCCGTTATAACGTTTAACGCTTACTATCCTCGCCCTCGTCATATGAGTTTGAGTGTGGCTAATAGATTTAACGTGTCTATTATTTAAAGTGTCACGAATATTATTTCAAGATATTGTTTTTTATTATACTCTTTGTTAGAATATTAGCAAGAGAATATTATTTCAGACCCCACTAGCAATAGTGGGTTTCTCTTATTTTTGGTAAAATACAATTAAGTCCTGAAAAGGACGATAGAGATCAAAATAATTCAACACGTGTTTATTTTAGCCTCCTAGAAATAGGAGGTTTCTCTTTAAAAAAGTATTGACGATAACTACAATGTGTAGTAGTATATAAGCATAGCCCTTATACGTAAGTGCTAGAACATTTCAATATTGCTTTGGGAGCGTTTCCCTTAAATGCTCCCATACTTTGAGATGGAGTTAGGTAGGTTATTAAATAAAAGGAGGAACAATGAAAATACATTTTAAGTATGTACCAACAGAATATAGGGCTGTTAGCATACGACAAAGCATTAGGCAGGACTATAAACCTGTTAGCAGTAAGATAATCTTGGTGTGGAAGAAATATGTTTGATACGTTAGCACTGTTAATAGAAGTATTTCTAGTGCTAGTAATCGCTTTTGTAGGAATAGTATTCACCATCTTTACTCTAGCGATACACAGAGCAATTAAACACGTGAGCAACAAATATGATAAAAGCAGTAAATAAACTAACAGGCGAGATATATGATTTTAAGTCTGATACACCGGAGGAAGTTATGGAGACTTGGCTTACCTTAAGTGAGACTATAAAAGCATTATCTGACGCTAAAGATAAGTTAAAACCACTAGTAGAGAAAATGGTAGATCACAATGGTACGTTTGCCCACGACAACTATATGTTTCGTGTGAGCCACATACAACGCTACAATTACGATAAAAGTATTATGCGTGATGTATTTGACCAAGATTTGTATGAAACGCTTGTAAAGCCCGATAAAACGCTCATAGACAAATATTTAAAAGAGAACATAGACGATATGGGCGAACGCAGTACTTTACTACGAGCAAATATGAGAGAAGAAGGCAAGCCATATAAAGTAATTAAATTAGAAAGGTTATCTTAATGTATGAAAAAAGAGGATTTATCGAAGATTACTACGACATCGATCCAGAAAACTACGGCAAAGGCAACCCAGACATTTTCCCAGCACCGTGGGAATTACAAAAGTTCGGACTATTGGAGAGAATATTGGAAAGAGCGAAATTCAAACTCCGACAGAACACCTATGGACTACGCAGACTTAACCGAGTGGGAAGAAAGAAGGGAGAGAGAAGCAAGTGACGTTGAGTAGAACTACACCTTGTAATCAAATAGATATTCTTAAACCACGCTGGAAACAACGTGTAGTGGGAATAGCAAACTACAAGATAGGCAACCATAACGCAATAGATATCCTAGCCACAGATAAAGAGGGCAAAAGATACTACCCATATACGCTGTACGCATCTGGCGAAACGATAGAAAACTGTGAGACACAATATTTAGACAATGGTACTTTACTTTATCTAGTACCAATAAGTATATTAGAAACTTTAGAAAGGGAATAATATGGCATTTACAATAATAATGGCAATAGTATGGTCAATAGTATGTTCAGGTATGGCACAAAGAAGACACCGAGATCCTAGTCTAGGAGCAATAGGTGGGCTAATCTTTGGACTACTAGCAGTACTTTACTACTTAATAGCAGGAGACAAGTATTTCACCACATTAAAAGATGAAGACTGGTCTAAACAAATTAAAGGAGACGAATAAGATGGAAATTCAATTAACAAGAACTGAACTAATTCTTATAATAGGTTTTCTACTTTCGCTGATAGGTGGAAGTATAGTAAATGGTGGCTACGGAGTATTGGCAGTACTAATTACTTGGATAGGTGGAATAGTATATGTAGCTATGGTAGTAGCATTTTGCTCTGTAATTAGTTATGGAGTGGGCTATGGCTACGCAAAAGGCAGACAACGAGCAGAAAGGGACAAATAATGGCAGGAACTAAGATAGGTGGTATGAGAGCCGCCCAAACCAATTTAAAGAAGTACGGAAAAGATTTTTATAAGAACATAGGTTCAATTGGTGGTAGCAAGAAAGATACACTACCAAAAGGTTTTGCTTACTCACAAGCTAACGGACTTAAGTGGCACATTGAGGCAGGAGCAAAAGGTGGTAAAATTAGTAAACGTAAACCAAGCTGGACTAAAAACCCAGATTTTGTAGAGGAGAACAACAATGCCGATAATTAAAAACGCAACAGTAACGTGGGTAGGAGATGACCCATTCAGGATACCAGGATCTAACTTAACTATTAACGCTATTAGATTAGAACACGACAACGAGAGTGAAGTGTATAAGACTATGAGCGACAAGTTAGCAGTAGTAGGTTGGAGTGGCGACGTGGAAGTCTACACCAATGATAAGGGTAAGACATACGTACGACAAGCTCCTAAAGAAAATGACTTTGTAGCTAAAGGCAAAAGCTTTCAACCTAAAGACGAGAAGTCTATCACATTAGGTCTGGTATTTAAGACTTTTGCTTCTACCGAGAATATGCTACCAAGTAAACCAGAACACTGGAATTACATTGAAAAGGCTACAGTTAAGCTATTAGAGATAGGACAGAAACTAAACGCAACTGCAGAGCCAGTAGCCGAGAGTGGATATGACAGTGCTAAGAAACAGGTCGAACAGATTAAGCAACGAACTAACCCACCAGTAGATGATTACGGAAACGCTGACATTGGTGAAGAGCCATTTAATTTAGATGACATTCCGTTCTAGGAGGTTATATGCCAAGCTATTACGAAAACCTAGTTAAGAAGATCGGAGAGGATGCCGCTCGTGAAAAGATGCGAGAGACACGTAGCCACCGAAAGATTAACAAGGGTGGAGGATTTAACGACCCTAAAATTGTTAAAAAAGCTATTAAGACAAGAACAGTAAATAAGAAATTAAGGAGGAAGAAATGACATGTTTAAACTGCGGTAGATTTATGATGCAAGTGCACGTAGATACAGAAGGAAACGTAACAGCAAGACAAGTTTGCGAGACCTGTTAGGAGTAATATGAACTTAGATGAAAAACTATCTGAAATACTATCAAAACTAGTAACCGTATATCCACCCAAGAACGAGAATGACGAACTTAAAATAACATGGGATTTCGACCAAGCTATAACCGAACTTACTATTTTAATAAAAAGGAATGAGTTTGAATCTAGAATAGACGAGCTGGAATATCTGCTTAAAGGGCTGTATATAGAAACAGCCAGCGACTTTGCTAAAAGAGCCAAAGAACGTATTAAGGAATTAAAACTTATAAGGAGAGCATTAAATGAGCGTACGAGAAGTATATCTATTTAACGATTCGCCAATACCAGACATAATCAATAGTCAATTTACCTTAGAGGAATTGTTTTTATACATCGACACCTTAAGGAGTGAGTCAGCTAAGTTTGTATGCAAAGGTGAAATATATGAAGTTAAGAAATTACGAAAGAAGCGACAGTTAAGAAGCATCGAAAAAGAACTTGAAGAATTATTAACCGTAATAATCGAAGTAATAAGATATAACGATAGACTTTATATTAAAAGTAATGGTCAGGACTTATTTGATACGCCAGACACCAACGTAGCTTATGTAAAGTTTATGGATAAAAATGTGCTTAAGGCTATGAAAGATTTAATAGGTAAGCTATGAAACCTAAACAATTTGCAACAGAATACTTTACTAAACCAGACAATACTACAAGTGAAACCGCCTTAAGAATAGCAATAGAAAAAGGTAGTGTATCACCCGAAATGTCATTAAGACAAATGGCTACAGTAGCAGGAATTAAAAACGCTGAAACAGTTAGGTATTACCTTAAAAAGTTCTTGAAAGAAGCGGAAGATATTAAACCCTATAAATTTAATATAGAGGAGGCGAAGTAAATGATTAAAGTTAAAAATCATTATAGTATTACGCTTAACGAAGATGAATTAGCACAACTAATTGGGACGCAACAATAGGAGATAAACAATGACTAAAGTATGCCAAATATGTAGAAAGGTTCACGATAAGAAAGCTGGTTGCAAGTGAAAAACGAGAAACATCACGTATTGTTTCCACAAAAACTATGGAACATGTATGAGAGTGGGCATAAGTTAAGAACTAACAATGCCCTCATAGTTCCACTTGAGCATGCGGCACACTTGCTTATACATGGTGAGCTAGAACAAGTTCCATTATTGGACAACTATACGTTAGATCGAGTAGTAAAGATTTATATGCCAAGATATGACAGTGGTTTGAATACCAGTACTGACTACATAGGAAATATAAGAAGGTTGCAAGACACAATTGAAGAAGCCATAGACCACCCAAGAACTAGTAAAATAGCACGTTCAGTAGGTCTTACGGCGATTGAAGC